GCAGTTACACCACTTACTATCGAAAGATGGATGGAGGGTCTGACTGAGACTGCACCACACTTATTTGAAATGTCTACTGGAGCTGCAAGTGTGCAAGCGACAGATACTGCGGCACCAGTCGTAGCAGCAGCAACACCTCATGATGCAATTCTTGCAGGTATGGCTGCATTGAACAAGAAGTAATCTACACAGTAAAATCCCCTCTCAGGAGAAATCTTGAGAGGACATCTTGTTTACAAGTAACACAAAAGTCAGATATCGGTGATATTTGCAGATGGTGGAAGTTCCACCTGAATAGAACGACCGATTTATTGGTCATTACGATCAATTACATTGGTCATTAACCGTGCAAAAGCACATAACTATTCCACTCTGTGGATAATTTAAAAACTAATAGGAGAATGCAAAATGGCATCTTTAACATTATCAAACCAAAAACTACTTAGCAACGACATGTTGGTTGGTGGTATAATCGACTCAATCGTAACTGTAAACCAATTCTACGCTGCTCTACCTTTCGCAGGTATTCACGGCAACGCATTGGCATATAACTGTGAGAAAGCTGGAACTGACCAGATGACTCTAGTTTCTGTTATGGACACTGCAGGTTCAACAATCAATAAAGACCAGCAGGAATTCACACGTAAGTCAACTGAACTTACAACTATCATCGGCGACGCTTCAGTAAACGGTCTTATTCAGGCAGTTGGAAGCGACATGATGAACGCTACTGCAGTACAAGTTGCAGCTAAAGCAAAAGGTGTTGGACGTAAATTCATGGACCTAATGATCAACGGTACTGTTGCAACTTCTGCAACTCACGGTGCTACTGGTTTTGACGGACTTGCTGCAATGACTGCAGTTACTCCAACTCTAGACGCAAACAGTGCAGACGTTCTTGCTAAGCTTGACGTTCTTATCGACGCATGTTTAGACAAAGACGGTATGGTAGACTACATCATGACTAACTCTACAGGTGTTAGAATGATTACTGCTGCATTCCGTGCTGCTGGAACTGGCTTCGACATGATGGACGTTAAAACTTCATCTGGCGCAGTTGCTTCAATCCAAAGCTACAGAGGTGTTCCAATTTACCGTAACGACTTCATCGCTTTAGAAGATAACGCTGATACAGACGTTGTTGTAAACAACGCTCCAATCTACGTTGGTACTTTAGACGACGGTTCTTTGAGCCACGGTATTTCTGGTCTTACTGCAAGCAAATCTGCTGGTATCCAAGTTCAGAAGCTAGGTGCTCGTGAAGATTCAGACGCTGAAATCACTCGTGTTAAGTGGTACGTTGGTCTTGCTCATTTCTCAGAATTAGGTCTAGTTAAAGGTTCTCTATAATCTTATATTTAAGTAAGGAGGTATCTTATGTCTAAATTTACAATCAGTGAAATGGTTGAATACGTAGACTCAGCAACAAGCTACAACACGTTTTGTGGCTTAGAGTATGCGGATGAGTATCATGGTCGCAGGTTGAATAATGCTCTTTGGAGAGCAGCAGACGAAGATACTAGAACTTCAGCTCTATTTTGGGCAACCGATATATTGAATAGACAGGATTGGCAAGGCAATCCCGTATCTTACTCACAGTCACTTATGTGGCCACGTAAGTACGTGCCTAACCGCCTGTCTACTCATCGTAAGTGGGATAAACATGGGTTCTTTGGTGATTTCGATACTATTCATAATATTGAATATTTACCAGAGACAGTAATTCCTTCAGAAATACAAGACGCTACTGCAGAACTAGCACAGTTTCTACTCGCAAGAACTGAGACTGGAAAAGATCAAGCAGCAGCAGGAAACGACCAACTTGAGAACCTAACTTTAGGTGGACTCTCAATGAGCTTTAGAGAAGAAGATGACTATAGTGCGGATATACCACCAAATGTGTATTTCCAAATTAAAGATTTCTTAAACTCTATCGTTGAGGGTGATGCATCTATTATAGGAGCAAGGTCGGTCGCATTGAGAAGGAAGTAATCATGTCTATTAGCTCACGTATATCATCGGAGTTAATCAGAGTAGAAAAGATATTAAAACAAAGTGGTCTATACAAAGAGTTCTCTTATGTAGAAAGAACTGATGTAGAGACAAGCTATAATCCAATCACAGGAGATCATGAATCTGATTCATCATCGACTACATATCTATTTAACGCAGTTGTACTTAATACAAGAAGTGCAGATAGGCTAGAGGCTTCGGCTTACAGTCTTTTATCTGACATTGTAGTAATGGCTGCAAATGTTGAGTTTGATGTGAGACCAGGATTAGAGTTTACTCTCGGTACACAGGTCTGGAACATTTCATCGTTTACGTTGAATCCAGAGAATAGTATGTATGAGATTACATTAGGGAGGAAGTAATGGCTAAGAAGATTGCTTTAAACAATTTGGGTAAAACTATATCTCAGGATATAAAAGCTCAGAGCGTATTAGAGTATAAAGCTTATGCCTTTGACGTCTTTCGTGAAGTAATTATTAAGACCCCAGTAAAGACAGGTAGAGCTAGAGGAAACTGGAACATCACTACGATGAGTCCAGACTTTGACACTACTACCAACACCTCTCCAACTCTAACAAACGACTTGGATCTAAACAAGTTCCCAACCGTATGGATTGCGAACGGTCTAGACTATATAGTCGACTTGGAAAGAGGTAAATCTAATCAAGCCCCTGTGGGCATATCATTGCCTGCACTTGCTGCAGTTAGATCAAGAAGGAGATAATTATGAAAACAACATTTGAAAATACTCGAATGATAATAGAGGAAAGATTGTTTAATACAACAGTCAATCCCAGGAAACATCCCTATTCGTTAACATCAGAATCTGGTGGGACACAAATAGAGATTATTGAGAATATGTCAATAAATTCAGTTGCATCTGACTCTACTGGAGTTAATGTTCTGAATAGTACTGCAAAGATATTCCGTAATGGAACAACTTTCGAGCAACCCAATACTGGCGATTTTATCGTTTTGTTTATTGCGGATGCAGGACACGCAAACACTACCTTTGGTGACCGTAATGGTAAAGCCTCTGGTGTATTGAAATTTCGCATCAATGTTCCTGAAGGACAACACCAAAGTACTCGTAATGCACGTTTGATAGCTGATGCTATTAATCTACGTATGGGTATGACTTCTGGATCCGTTTCTAACGATCCTAGATTCTCCAACGGAGAAATTGGTGGAACTCTTTTCATAGGTGAAGGATCTTTACGATTGGTATCTGACAATGAAGACGGGTATCTAGTTTACGACCTCGACTTTATATACGACTATTACGACTAACCAATTAATTTAACTAACCATAAAATCTAACAGGAGAATAATATGGCAAATTTATCAAACAAATTCGTATCTAGCTTTTCAGAGCTTTATTTCGGAACTACTGATGTTTCAGGTGCTGCAGACGCAGCTGCTGTTGAGACTATCATAACTGGTTCTGATCACGCTAAAGTAACTTTAGTAGCTGAGATAGGAAACATTGCAAACGAAGCAAACGTTATTGACGTTCCTGAGTTTGGTGCAACTTTCCGTGGAAAGTTACGTGGTCAGCTTGACGCTGGTCAATTGGATTCAGTATTATACTGGGCTCCAAGAAACACTGAGCATTTAGCTCTTAGAACTGCTGCTGAAAGTGGTTCAACTGTATACGTTACTGTTAAGTGGATTGACGGTGCTAACGTTGAATACGTAACTTTTAAAGGTTTCGTATCTAGCTTCGGTATTGACACTGCATTTGACGACGTTGCTAAAGCTAACGTTACTTTCATTATTGACGGTGCTCTAACTTTCGTTTCTGGTGCTTAATATCAGTTACAAAAGCTAAACTTAATCCTCAGTCCTTAATTGGGCTGGGGGTTTCTTAATTATTATATGGGAGATAAAATGAAAATTATCAGAGATATTAAAAGAGTTAATGGCGAGTTGCCATCACTCGAAGGACACACTCCACGTTGTGTTTATGGAGAGAATGCAGACGGTACAGATGCTCTAATCTGCTTTTGTCCTCCAGTAGAAGTCGCAGAAGTAAAGGAAGCTAAGAAAGTTGTAGCACCTAAACCTGCACCTGCAAAGAAACCAGAATCAAAAATTGAAACTGTAACTATCGACACTGACGAAGATGGCATAGCTGACACAGTAGTTGTAGGCGACGTAGTAAGAGGCTCTAACAAGCACTCAACTAAGATCGACATCGACGGTGATGGCGAAGCTGACGTATCAGTAAAGGGTACAGTAGTATCAAGAGAAACTAAATAAATTTTAACCAAGTACAACAACAATAATAAAACATACCACAGGAGATTATTATTATGAACAAATTAGACATTTTTAAAAATTACTCACTTAAAACTTCAACAGTAGTTGTTCCTAACTGGGGTGGCGAAGTTGCTATCCGTGAACTATCTGCAGGTGCAATGCAACTTATGCGTGCAGTTGAAGGTACTGAACTAGATATCGCTGCAATCGTTGTTATCAACGGTGTGTTAGGTGAAGACGGTAAGAGAATGTTTGCTGATTCAGACAAGAAGAAGATTCTTGAAATGAGCCCAGCAGACTTAGTACTTGTTTCAGGTGCTATCGTTGAACTATCTGACTTAGGTGGCAACGACGAAGCAGAGTAATAC